CCGTTGGCTTGAGACAGACAGTTTTGTTAATTATACCAATGTTTATTTTTTAGATTTGGATACAAGTGAGATTATAGATCTAATTGATGCACCTAATGTAATAGTTATAGATCATCATAATTCTCACGCTAAGAATGCAGACAAATATAAACGAGCTCAGGGGATGGTAACTGTAACCACTTCTTGCTCTAAATTAATTTATCGCACTTATAAAGACAAATTATCCCATTTAACAGATGCACAAAAATATTTTATAGCTTTGTGTGATGATTATGATAGTTATGTCTTTAAATTACCAGATTCTTATAATTTAAATTGTTTATTTACAAACACTCAGAAATCTCCAGATAAATCAAGGACACATAAATTCTTAGAAAGGTTTTATGAGGGATTTAATCAATTTACAGTTCAAGAAGCCAATATTATTAAAGATTATATTGAACGTAAAAATGCTGCTATAGCTGGATTAAAGATTTTTGAAGGCAAGGTAAGCATTGGCAAACAAGATAGATATATTGTTGGTACTCATGGAGAAAAATTTACCAATGAGATTTGCCATCATCTTATTGAAAAACATAATGCAGAAATTGCATTCTTTTATAATATAAACAGTAATCATGTATCCTGGCGTAAATCAAAAACATGTGAAATAGACCTATCAAAATTGGCAGCTAAATTATGTCAAGGTGGTGGCCATGAATATGCAGCTGGTGGCCAATCAACCCCAGCATTTTTTGAATTTACTAAATCTTTAACCCCTAAGATATAATATGTCAGGAGTAATTACAGCTTTAAAAGAATCTATTGATTCAAACCCATTAAAAGAATTAACCGCTGAAGAGACACATTCAGAGATAGTTAAATTCTCGTCTTTTTGTTCTATTATTCATAATAAAAAGCTTAATGATGTAGCAATCTTTTCTCTTATTATCAGAAAGCCCATCTATAAAAAGATATTCATGAAGATTATTCATGTTGATAATGAGAAGAAAGCTATTTTAATATTTCTTAAAAATAATACAAATCTTTGCCGTAGCAAAATTGTAAAAGATATATTAAAATTTAAGTAATGAACCATCATCAGGTGTATAACACCTATTTAAGTGTCTCTAGAGGTGCTAGGAATAAACCATGGAAAGCTCGTAAAGATTTTAATAATTTTGACGAGACTTCAGATGGTGTATACTGTAAAAAAATAGAATTATTCCTTAAGAAATTTCCGCAAATCAATGCTAGAGAATTCTTTATGGCGCCTTATCTTATGTATAAAGATGAGGATCATTTCCCATTATCATTTTATAATACTCAAAAGGCTATTGCAGTTTATAGTAAGATTCAAAAATTAAAATTAGAAGAATCTCCAGATTCAGACAGTCATTTAGAAAGTATTAAGAAATCTTTAAAATACATAGCTCTTTTATGTTCAGAAGAGAAAATGACTTTAGAACAATATAGTCAAAAAAACAATGGTTACACAACTCAACCATTTGTTGATTATCTAGAAAATAGAGTTAATATCTATGTATTGATCTCCTTGCCTCACTTTGAAGATCAATTAAATATATTTTGTGGTCAGGACAAAGAAATTTTTCTTAAAGAATTATGCAATAATGTTGCCAAGTATAAAACAAGATTGTATAATTCCGTTAAAGCTAAAATTGTAATTGCAAATGGCTTCAAACTAATAAAAAATATCCTAAACTCAAATAATCCTTAAATCCTAAAATATTATGTCTACATTCAATGCAAGCATGTTTGAAAGTATTAAATCGGCTCTTGATAATGCCAAGAACAAACAAGGTTCTGGTGTAAATTACAAGAACCTCTTATCTATTGCGCAACCAGGCACATATCTAGTGCGTCTATTGCCAAATACTAAATCGCCAGAAAATACCTTTAGTCATTATTATCATCATGGTTGGCAGAGTATTGAAACAGGTCAATATGTTAGTATGACATCACCTTCTACTTGGGGTGAACGCTGCCCAATTAGTGAATTATATTTTAAGATCATTCGTAATACTAATTCATCAGAAGATGAACTTAAGCGTGCTAAAGAATTACTTAAGCGTAAAGAAAATTGGATGGTTAATGTTTATGTTATTAATGATCCAAATAATCCAGATAACAATGGAACAGTAAAGGTATTACGCTTTGGTCGTCAATTAGATAAGATTATCCAATCAGCTATTAATGGTGATGATGCTAATGAATTTGGTATGAAGATCTTTGATCTCTCTGAAAAGGGATGTAATCTTCGTATTAAATGCGAATTAGTATCAGATAATCCTAAAGCTCCAAAGTATCCTACTTATACAGCTTCACGTTTTCTAAGCCCATCTCCAATTGATGGATTAGATGCTTCTAAAGCAGAAGAGATTTATAAGTCAATTCATGATTTATCTTCATTCTTAGAACATAAGACTGTAGATGATATTAAGAAGTTTATCGATCAACATTATTATGGTGGTCAACAACCAACTACCATTACTACAGCTAAAGTAACAACACCTGTAGTAGATGAAGAAGAAGATGTTCCTTATAATCCTCCAGCCAAAGCTATTGTAGATACACCTAAATCCGAAGCAGCAGATCCAGCTAAGGATGCTAAGATTAAAAATCTATTAGCTGGTCTAGATGATCTATAAAAATGACTGAAGAACAAAGAAGACAGCAAATTATGTTGGCTCGCCAGCAGGACCTTAATAGACCTGCTGCGCAGTCTATGTCTGATGCTGATGCTGAGCGTATAGCCTCACAATCTCAAGGATTGACGCAAGAACAAATGATAGCTATTGCTATGCTTGGTAAAATGGTATCAAATGATCTAGGTGGTATTAAGAAGAATAGCGTTGGGGATTCTCTTAATGTCACAGATGTTGATATGTCTAAAGTAATGCCATCTGGTATTGCTAAAGCTATGGGTATTCAACCTCAACGCCAAGCACCTGTTTATCAACAACCAGTAATACCTGCACCAGCACCTCAACCTGTATTTCAACCAGCACCTCAACCAGTAATACAGCCAGATTTTCAATTTTTAGCACAACCGGTGCAACAAGCACAAATCATTAGCCAAACACTTTCAGATCCTAATCAATTAGAATTTGATTTAGATAAACAGGCTCAAATGAATGATATTTTAAATGAGCTCCAATCATTACGTCAGCAAATGAATCATTTTAATGAAATAGCACAACAAACTCTTGCTATTCTTAAAGATTCTAATATTAATAAAAAAAAACTGAAAGTAACAAATGGAACTCAACCTGGTTAAAAAAGATTTTGCCGACAATTTTCTTAATGTAATAAGTAAAGCTGTTGATATAGCTTCTCTTAAAGTATCTAAAGAAGGTATACATGTTATTTGTAATAAACCAGATACTAGTATTATTTTACTTGGAAAATACAATTACTCAATAGAAATAGAGCAAGAAACCTCTTTAAATATAGGAGATATTAAAAAGCTTCTTAGAGTATTAGAGGTTATACCAGAAGACATTATCAATTTTAAAATTGATAGTAACAGCATGTCTTATAAATCAAAAGCTGTTCAATTTAAATATCATTTCTTAGATGATACAATAGTTCCTAAGGTTACTACTAAAAGGGAAAAGATTGAAGCATTAGAGCTTAATACTTTCTTTGATATCAATTATAAGAAGCTTCAAGAGGTTCTTAAAGCCAGCTCATTTACCACGGATTCTAATAAGATTTATCTATTTGCAGATGCAGATGGTATTTATTGTGAATTAGGAGATAGAGAAAAGAGCAATACTGATAATATAACTATTAAGATTGGAGATACAGTAGAGGGTAAACCTTTAACTCAAGTATTACCTTTTAATTTAGATATTTTTAGAGTATTAGCATCAGTAAAATTTGATAATGCAAGAATTGGAATAAATCTTAATCATAAGATTATGATATTCTATGTTAAGCCATCTCCAGAAGTGGAATTTAAATTTATTATTTCAGGGTTGGTTAAATAATGGCTAATAAATTAACAACTCAAAGTTATTTTATAAAAAGACTTAAAGACTCAGGTTACATGGTCTATAAGATCTTTGATGGATATAGTGAAGCAGATCCTCGTTCCTGGACAGTAATGATTGATCCGGGTAATGCATCAGTATTCTGCACATGTTACCTTAATCATAAAGAATTATTTGGAGAAACCTTTTTTGAATTTTATGATGGTGGTCAATTTATTCCAGAAAAGTTTAAGTTGAAAACCGATTCAATTGAGGTGATAATAAGCTATTTAGTAAAATATGGAATCAATAACAAATCAGAGCTATACAACGGGAGAACAATTTAAACACGTGAAAAATACTAATACACAATCTTATGACTGGTTAGGTGAAGATAAAGAGTCTGCAATTGCATCAGATTCTAATAATACAAATGGTTCATATAGAGAGCCAGATCGCACTTATGATACTAACCTTAAGGTTGATGCTGCATATATTGCCACTTTACCAGATCTGCAAAATGGACCATCATCTCTTATTCAAGGTGCTAAAGTAGCTATTCAACAAGTTGGTATTCATAATTTTAAATTGCCTCTTAAATGGACGCGTCAAAGTGGAGATCCAATTGAATTAGAGACAGCTGTTACAGGAACAGTATCTTTAGCCGCAGAAAAGAAAGGAATTAATATGTCTCGTATTATTCGTTCTTTCTATGAGCATAAAGGTAATGTATTTAATGCAGATTATATTGAAGACATTTTACGTTTATATAAATCTAATCTTCAAACCTTTGATGCAAAGATTATTCTTAAGATTTCTTATCCAATTATTCAAAAAAGCTTACGTTCAGGTAATCATGGTTATCAATACTATAATATCGCCGTTGAATGTAATTTGGATCAAGCCCATGTATTTGAGCGTATTGTTCATTTTGATTTTGTTTATTCCTCAGCATGTCCTTGCTCATATGAATTAGGAGAACATGCTCGTAAGTATCGTAATAAAGCGGTTGTATCTCATTCTCAAAGATCAGTAGCTCGCATTTCAATTAAATATGATAAGCATGTTTGGTTTGAAGAAATTCAACAAATGTGCGTAAAAGCTTTAGCTACAGAGACTCAAGTAATGGTTAAGAGAGAAGATGAACAAGCATTTGCAGAATTAAATGGAGCTAATTTAAAATTTGTAGAAGATGCTTCTCGTCTTCTTTATGAAGTATTTAATAATGATAGT